GTAGATGATGTACAGGAAGATTTTAAATGGTACTATGAAAAGTTTCATAATAGAATGGAACATTTCAAAGCCAATGAAAGAAATTTAGCAGGCTTATATTCTTTTTGTAAACGAGCCGGCATAGCAATTAAAATCATGGATGGCCTTAGAGCCGTGCATTATAAAGCAAACTATGACAAGACTGATGTTATTAGTTACGATAATGGAGATCTTAATTTAATTGATTGGTGTATTAATAATAAAAAACAGATCAAACATGAAACTAATTTCACTGTTATAGATGGCCATCCTGGATACTTTGCACATATAGAATATGCCAAAATCATCAAAGAATGGTTAGATGTTAACCTATAAATAATATGCAAGGAGATATTATGGAAAACGATAAACAAGAAGAACAAAAACCTGTTGTAGAAGAAAAAGAAAAAACAGATGAAGAGCTACAATGGGAAGAACAACTTAAAAAACGCTTAGAAGAACTACGCAAACGAGATCCTTTTATTTACAAATGAACATTTGGGGAATTAGTGCCAACAGCCATGATGCTGCCATAAGCGTTTGGCACGATAAAGAACTACAATTCGCCGGCCACAGCGAACGCTACTCGGGTATCAAAAACGATGGTGACTTATGTGAAGGCATTATAGCAGACGCAAAAAAATATGGCGAGCCAGACTTAATTGTTTGGTATGAAAAACCATGGCTTAAAACTGTGCGACAATTATATGCTGGTCAGGGCTTTCGTGCTAAAGAAAACAATATTAAACAATATCTGTCTAAGTATAATTTAGACAAGCCCATTGTTTTTGGCAAGCATCACGAAAGTCATGCCGCCGCTGGATACTATACTAGCGGATATAAAGATGCCACAGTTATTGTAATTGACAGCATTGGCGAATTTGAATGTTTAACTATTTGGCAAGGCGAGGGCAATAGTTTAAAGAAAGTCTACAGCCAAAGTTATCCTAACAGTATTGGTATTTGGTTTAGCGCAATGACACAACGCATTGGTTTAAAACCCAATGAAGAAGAATACATTTTAATGGGCATGGCAGCCTACGGCGATCCTAACAAATATAAAGCAGATATATACAACGATTTCTTTAAGACTATTCGAGCTCCGGAGATCAAGTTCAAACGCAATTTACATAGAGGTTGCCCAGACTGGAGACCGGATTTAATTAGCTTGCAGGACACATACGATCTCGCCGCTGCCACACAACAGATATATACAGAGATTTTACAAAAATTAAGCGCATGGGCTTGTACAAATTTAACTAGTAAGAATCTTATATTAATGGGTGGATGTGCTCTTAATTGTGTTGCCAACAGCGAGATCACCGGCGATTGGGATAATGTATGGATTATGCCAAACCCTGGCGATGCAGGAAGTAGTGTTGGTGCCGTAGCGGCTTATTTTGGAGAACAGATAGCATGGCCAGGAGCATATCTTGGCACTAACATGGGAAGGAAATATCCAGTTGAACAAACTATCGACATGCTTAAAACAAATAAAATTGTGGGCGTGGCTAGCGGAAAGGCTGAGTTCGGACCACGTGCTCTTGGCCACCGCAGCCTACTAGCCGATCCTCGAGGTCCCGAGATCAAAGATACAGTCAACGCCATCAAACGAAGACAACAGTTCAGACCCTTTGCACCAGCAATCTTAGAAGAACATGTTCATGACTATTTTGATATGCCAAAGAACATAGACACTAGTCCTTATATGCAGTTTGTTGCTCGCTGTACTAAGCCAGATGAGTTCCCTGCTATTATACACAAAGACGGAACAAGTCGTGTACAAACAGTGGGCAAAAATGACAGTCCTGGCTTCCGCAAGCTACTGGAAAATTGGTACAGCGAAACCGGCTGTCCAATGTTATTGAACACTAGTTTAAACATCAAAGGCCAGCCAATGGTTAACAACCTAAAAGATGCCAAAGACTTTTATAAGAAATACAATGTACCTGTATTATCATGAGTAAAAATATTAAATACTCGTATAATGTTAGATGTTTTCTTTTTAAGTTACAACGAACCCTACGCTGATGAAAACTACGAGCTTCTCCTGGAGAAAGCTCCTCACGCCAAGCGTGTCAATGGTATAACTGGATTCACGGCAGCGCATCAGGAATGTGCTCGTCGTAGTCTTACAAATAATTTTTATGTAGTAGATAGTGACGCCATTGTTGTCAAAGATTTTGAATTTTTCTTCACACCCAGTAAATATAACACATGGTGGGGCATACCAGAAAGCGAATGCCTTTGCTTGTGGAATAGTATTAATCCAATCAATGACTTGACATATGGTCACGGAGGTGTTAAACTATTACCTAAGCAATCGTTATTAACTAAGAATCCAGATACAGTCGATTTCACCACAGGATTTGGATTGAGTATTAAGGTGTTTGACCAAGTAAGTAATGTCACTAAGTTCAACTATGATGAGTTTAGCACATGGCGTAGTGCTTTTCGTGAATGTGTTAAATTGGCCACTAACTTGACCAATGAAGAATTACGGCATAAATTAAACTATAACGATGAAGCGATAGATAAGGTAGTTGCTGAAAGTAATCAACGACTTAAAATATGGACTACAAAAGGCGCAAAAAGACCCTTTGGTAAATATGCCATTGCTGGCGCAAAGCAAGGCAGAGATTACGGATTGGAACATTCAGAGAATCCGGAAGCTTTGAAAGTTATTAATGATTTAGAATGGATGAAAAATGAGTTTACTAAATTCACTGGATAATAAAATTACAAAAGCTGTTAAAAAAGAAACACAGCAAAACCCTTTACTAAAGTTAAAAGACATTCCCGTAGTCTTTCTAAGTTATGATGAACCTAATGCAGATGAAAACTTTCAATTCTTATTAGACAATCATCCTAACGCAGAAAAAGTATATAGAGTACATGGTGTCAAAGGTTTTGATGCCGCACACAAAGAAGCTGGCCGTATTGCCAATGCTCCTAGATTCTTTACAGTGGATGCTGATTGTAAAATAGATAAAAGTATATGGAGTAAGAGTGTAGAGCTCACTCCTGATATTGCCGAAGCTACACTAAGTTGGAGCAGTCGTAATATAGTCAATGGCTTGGTCTATGGCAATGGTGGCGTTAAACTATGGTATACTAAACATGTCATGAACATGAAAAGCCATGAAGCGGCAGATCCAACCGACGGTACAAACAATGTAGACTTTTGTTGGGATCCTGAAAACTATAAACAAATGAATAATACATATGGTGTTGTTCATAACAACTCTAGTCCCAAGCAAGCATTTAGAGCTGGCTTTCGTGAAGGTATTAAGATGGGCTTAGATCAAGGCAACAAAGTTCCATTACATGATTTTAAGCACAAAATGTATCCGGCTAACTATGCTCGTTGGCTAATATGGATGACAGTGGGCCGAGATATTGAAAATGGCGCTTGGGTTATGTATGGTGCAAGACTTGCCGCATATAAGTTATACGTAGAAAATTTTGACCATACAGTTATTGCAGACTATGATTGGTTTCATAAATTCTGGGAGACACAGTCGCAGATTCTCGAACATGGCGAATATTTAGAAAGTCACAATCGCAAACTATTAACAGATTTAAGAGATAGTTTAGGTCTACCATTGGCAGAACTAGATGCTGAACAAAGTATTTGGTTTAAGCATGTACATATTAGTCCAGGCAAAGGCCTAGGTTGGCCTGCATTATTAAATCAAAGCGCATTGCCTTTATATGGATTTACATTGCCTAAATATTGATATGAACACCCCTGTATATTTCCTTTACACTGACGAAGATAATCTCAATGAGAATTGGGAACGTCTATTACAAGTTGCACCATGGGCAGAAGCAATCGCTAGCATTGGTACAATATTTGAAAGTCATAAGCATATTGCTAGTTTATGTCAAGGAGACAGATTCTACGTTGTAGACGCAGATTGCTGGATTGTAGATGGCTTTACATTTGATAAACAAATAGAACTCAAACCAAAAAATGTTGCTGTATTCAGAGCAAAAAATCCTATTAATGGCCTAGTATATGGACATGGCGGCATCAAGTTGTTTAGTAAAGATTGTTTTAGTGCCGAACGTTTGGATCGCCCTGACATGACTACTAGCCTGGCAGACGGTTATATTAAGTTAAACATATTAGCCAGCGAACATAGATTTAATTACACACCATATAGCACATGGCGTACTGCATTTAGAGAAGCAGTTAAACTCAGTGCAGGTATCAATAAAAATAATAATGACCAAGAAAGTCTGGACAGACTTAATATGTGGTTAAATGCTGGCTTAGAAGCACAGTATGGTTACTTTGCTGTACATGGCGCAAGACATGGCGAGCAGTATGCTAGATCAAAAGATGCAGACTTTACTATAGTAAACAACTTTGATTGGTTGCAAGACAAATTTTGTAAATGGGTGGGATTAGATGGAAACAGATAAAATTACATGGCTTTTTGGAATAGAGAAATATTTTAACTTTGTTCAAGATGTAAGGAAAAAACAATTTATAAGAAACATTATAAATTTAAAATATGTAGAGCAACAATCAAAGCCATGGTCTCTTAAAAATTTAATATCCGATGATTATAACAAATATCCAGTGGCATTTCGAGAAGATAGATTGAATTTTTATACAAATGTATGCTCTCGTGATGAAATTACCACAAGAGATATTGTAGGCACTCTTCATTCTATATGGCCAGAAGATGAGTTTGTAAACCAATTATTTCAAATTGTCGATGAAGGTTATGAAGATGCCTTACCTATTATTTTCTCTAAGAGTCAAGTACTCAGCAAAATTTGGATGGCAGAGATTTTATCCAAATTTAATCTAAACTTTAATAATGTATTATTGATCGGTGGATGGTTAACGCATCATAGTTTATATCTTAAAGATATCAATTATAATAAATTGTTTAGTATAGACCCTGATGCTAGTATCAATGAACTGATAGCCATTATTAATCCAGAAGCTTATGTAGAAAATAAATCTATCAATGATTGTTTTGATCATGAAAATAATTTAACATTTTATGATAAGATCCTTGATGCAGACTTGGTTATTAATACCAGTAGTGAACATATGGATACTACATGGTTCGATAAACTAAAACCAGGAACAACTGTGTTCATTGAAAACAACAGCGACCCCATTGAAGAACATACAAATTACTCTGAGACATTACCGGACTTTTTAAGAAAATACCCAGTAACTACAACTTATTATCGCGGAGAAATTACATTTCCTAAATACAAAAGGTACGCTCTTTACGGAGTAAAATAATGTATAGTTACAGTGATATTACCACTGTGCATTTAGAAATGACAGAAGCATGTAATGCATCTTGTCCTATGTGCGCTAGGAACTTAAATGGCGGCGAAGTTAGTCCGTTGTTACATGGTGCTGAACTCAGCATTACTGATATTGAATATATATTCCCTGTAGATTTTATTAAACAATTAAACAGATTATATATGTGCGGCAACTACGGCGACCCTGCTGTGGCATCAGACACATTAGAAGCATTTGCTTACTTTAGAGAACATAATCCAAAGCTTAATCTAAGTATGCACACAAACGGCAGTATGAAAAAGCCAGAATGGTGGGCAGAACTTGCTGGTGTTATTGGTAAAAAAGGTTATGTTATATTTGGCGTAGATGGTTTAGAAGATACAAATCACTTATATCGTCAAGGCACTGTGTGGAAAAAGATAATGGAAAACGCACAGGCATTCATTGACGCAGGTGGCAGAGCTCGCTGGGATTATATTGTATTCGCACACAATGAACATCAAGTAGAAGAAGCTCGAACATTAGCAACTAAAATGGGCTTTGAAAAATTTAACATCAAGAAAAGTAATAGATTCTTTAGCAATACTCGCGGCGAAGTTAAACAAGAACATCAAGCAGGTAATCGTAAAGGTTCAGCAACTGCATTGTTAGCCATGCCCACGGATCCTAAGTATCATAATGCGGCCATTAAAAATTTAGAAAACATAACAAAAGGCCAAAAGTCAGATCCATATGAGTTAATTACTACAGTAGAGGCTCTTAAAGATAAGGCAGGCAGTCAAAAGTTCACCACTGACCCAGAAAAGAAAAAGCCCATGGAAAAATATTGGGATACTGTACCTATTAAATGTAAAGTGGCAGAAGAGAAAAGCATTTATGTAACAGCAGAAGGATACTTACAACCATGTTGCTGGACAGCGGGACAGATGTATGTTTGGTATTGGAAAGAACGTGGTGGACAAATTTGGAATGCCATCAATGAAGCTGGCTTGGATTCACTTGATTTAAAACAACATAAGATCAAAGACGTTGTTGAAGGCAAATTTATGCAAGAAATAATCCCCAACAGTTGGAATAAGAATAGCTGTTCAGAAGGAAAGTTGGCAGTATGCGCCAAGACATGCGGCACTAAATACGATGCCTTCCAGGAACAATTTAAATGACACTAAAAAACGTTAAAAAAATCGAACTAGAAATTACTAGTAACTGTAACGCAGCCTGCCCCGGCTGTGCCAGAACACAAAATTTAGACTTAATTACAGTTGATACTGTAACATTAGATGATATCATGAACATGTTTCCTGAAGAGGAAATGATGCGTGATAAGAATTTTAAGTTCTGCGGTGTATTAGGAGACCCGATTATTAACAAGGATTGCTTGGGCATTGTGCAATATCTAGTAGCCAATGGCGGACATTGCCAATTGAGTACTAATGCAGGCCTGCGCGATACAGAATTTTGGACTGAATTAGGAAAATTAAGCAAACTTACTGGAATGGTTGATATCAATTTTTGTATAGATGGGCACAAAGAAACCAATCACATATATCGTATAAATGTAGATTGGAATATGATTGAACGAAATATCGAAGCATACAGCACTGCTGGCGGCATGGGTACATGGATTTATATTGTATTTGATCACAACGAACATGAATTAGAAATAGCACAAAAACATGCGGAACGCTTAGGCTATGGGTTTGCGACAAGAACTGGTATGCGTAATAGTTTGCATACTTGGATCAGCGACTTAAAGAAACGTGACAAGAGAACAAAAGAAGTAACTAAAGAAACTAAAGTTATAACAACAACTGGAGATAAAGAGCATAGCAAAAAAGCTCTGGTAGAAGCGTTGGATGAATTTATTTCTATTGCAAATAAAAAGAAAAAGACAGCACCACCCGGTATCATGATGATGATAACTGAAGATGACTATGATACAAAAAAGCAAGAAATTATTAGCAGTATTAAATGTAAAATGGTTCATGAAGATGAAATATTCATTGCAAGTAATATGACGCTATGGCCATGCTGTTTCTTATGGGATAGTGCATTTAAAAATAAAGAAAATATCAATGATAAATTAGGTATTTTTGAAGAAGGATGGAATGATTTAAGAAAACATAGCATTGATGAAATTATGGAACATCCGTGGTTTACAAAAATATTAGTGGACAGTTGGGATCCAGATCATCCCTTGCATTTTGCAAGGTGTGTAAGAACGTGTGCTTACAATAAAGCATATCAAAACGAATTTAAATATAAGGATAAAACTTAATGGCAGCACTTCCTAGCAACACTTTTTGTATTCTACCATGGGTACATTTGAGTACAAGACCAAATGGACACATGCGTGTATGCTGTACAGCCAATGCCAGTTCCGTTGGTCCAACCAATGATAAAAAACATGGCGGAGAAGTTGGCATCCTTAAAAACGCAGATGGTAAACCAGCTAACTTAAATGAAACTGACTTTTTAAGTAGTTGGAACAACGACTACATGAAAAATACTCGATTGCAAATGCTTGCAGGTGAAGAGCCTCCTAGTTGTACCAAGTGTTATAAAGAAGAACGCGAAGGCCACAAAAGCAAACGTCAATGGGAAACTAACTATTGGAAGCAACGTGTAGATTTAGACAAGCTGTTAGAAGATACACAAGAAGACGGCAGTGTTCCTCCACATATTGCATACATTGATATGCGTTTTGGTACTAAATGTAACTTAGCTTGTGTAATGTGTAGTCCACATGATAGTAGTTTATGGGTACCGGAATGGAATGCGGTATTTCCGAAAATTACTAATCCGTCTCTAAAGGAAACAATGGGATGGAATAATAAAGGACAAGAGAACGGTGCAAGTTATAACTGGCACAAAAATAATCCACAGTTTTGGGAACAGTTATGGGAACAAGTTCCAAATATGAAACAGTTATATTTTGCCGGTGGCGAGCCGTTAATCATTGAAGAACATTACGAGATTTTAGAAGAATGTATCAAACAAGGCTATGCCAAAGACATGGAAATACGCTATAACAGTAATGGCGTAGAATGGAGAGAAGACTTATTTGAGCTATGGAGTCATTTTAAATTAGTTAGGTTCCACTACAGCGTTGATGCTGTGGGCGAACGCAATGACTATATTAGATATCCTAGCAAATGGGAACGAAACTTAGAAGCATTTAGGCAGTTGGATCAAGAAACTACTAACAATGTAGAAGTTACTATTGCCTGCGCTGTACAAGCATTGAATATCTATTACATTCCAGAGTTTCTAAAGTGGAAGCTAGAACATGGCTTTAAGAAAATTAATATGTGGCCATTTGGCGCCGGCGGGATTAACTATCACTTTGTTTATCATCCGCCACAATTAAATGTTAAAGTTTTGCCTATGTGGTTTAAAGATGAGATCGAACGCAAGTACGAAGAGTTCATTCCATGGTGGAAGGCTAATTGGCAACTGGGTGTACCTACTTGGCACAAAGGCAAGGTCACTGAAGAAATGTGGTTAAATGCAGACTATGGAATTGATAGACTTCGTGGCATGGTTCGGTTTGCCAAAAGCGAAGACTGGAGCAATCGATTACCCGAAATGAAAGAATACTTAGAGACATTAGACAAACATCGAGGCACAGACTTTTATACTACATTTCCTGAAATGAAAGATATCTTTAAGAATGTTTAAAAAGAATATTGACATAGGTTTTGATTTGAAATGGCAGAATATTCCTGATGACCATCATTTCAAATCAACTATGAAACAAATATATGATTTAAAATTTAAAAATGCAAATCGGCGTCTTGTTGATCATATGTTATCACCTCATTATTATATTATTAATGGATTGCCTATTTTTTATAAAAAAGATGATGATGTTATTTCTATAGATGTTAGTGGCGGCGCAGACAGTACATTATTATTATATATATTATGTAAAATTATCACTACATTGAACGTATTTCCGAAAATAGTGGCTATTACTATGATTAGACATTGGGAAACGAAAAGTTCTATAGAAGGCAATGTTGACGACATAATTGACTATATTAAAGGAAGATTTCCTAAATTAGATATTGTACGTGAACGAGGTTTTGTCCCTCCGGGCATGGAATTTACTTCAGTTAAAGACATTAAATTTGGCCCGAATAACAAAAGCGTTTTTGCTAACCATATTATGGAAGGAGCAGATGCAGGTGTTTATGCAGTACACAATTTCAATGAATATATACGTCAGAAATATAAAATAAAAAGAGCCTTTGGCGGAATAACAACTAACCCAACTGATATAAAAGGGCCGGAATTTAGGCAATTGCGAGAACTAAGTGACGATGATCTTAAAATGTATCTACAAGACTGGCCTAGACAGGATCCATTTTTGTATATACAAAAAGATTGGGTAATGGCACAATATGAGAATTTTAAAATAGAAGATTTAAGAGATATGACAAGATCATGCTCACAAACAGATTCAGATTTGGACACCCTATTTGGTAAAAATAATTGGACAATATCTGGATCTAAGTATATATGCGGTACTTGTTTTTTCTGTAAAGAACGAGAATGGGCACATGAAAATAGGTCAGTGCTATTGCAACAAAATCATATTTAAGGAATAATAATGTTTAAAAAGAATACAAATTTTGGCTTTGATATTAATTGGGATAAGCTACCAGATGATAATTTATTTAAAAAGCATATAAGTTTTATATACAATAACATAGACAATCTTAACAATCCTAATATTCATGTTGTTAATGGTCTTCCTATAGTTTTTAAAAAGTCTGAAAAAGCAATAAGTTTAAATTTTAGTGGCGGCGCAGATAGCACTATGTTATTTTATTTGTTATGTAGAATTATAGAATCAACCGGAGCCAAAACAAAAATTTGTGTATCTACACTAGTTAGATTTTGGGAGGACCGAAGTTGGACTGAACATAATGCCAGAGAAATATTTGATTATATAGACGCTATGTTTCCTAGCATAGAAAAAGAATTGTATATTGGTTTTATTCCGCCTGCACTGGAAATGACGCCACTTAAGAATTTAAATTTAGGTGAGACAATTTTTGATGAGTGGGTCATTGAAAATGCAAATGCAGGAGTGTATGCAGTTCAAAGTTTCAATGATTATATCTGTCATATGAATGGGGCTAAACATCAATACAGCGGTACAACAATGAATCCAGAAGAAGAAATATCTAAAGCACCTGAATTCAGACGTATGCGAGAACTAAAAAAAGAAGAATTGTGGCAATGGTTTGACAACTATGATGGGCCGGTTCGGGATCCGTTTTTATTGATAAACAAAGATTGGGTAATGGCACAATATGAGAATTTTAATCTACAAAAATTAAGAGACTTAACTAGATCATGCGAAGCAAATAAATTAGGTATGGACACTAAGTTTGGACCGGGCAAATGGCATGCCCGTGGCAGCGAACATGTATGTGGAGAATGTTTCTTTTGTAAGGAACGAGATTGGGCGCAAACAAATTGCGAAATGTATTTAGAGGAATTTCATAAATGAATCAACCAGTAACATGTTACTATACACTGGGCGGCATAAACTATAAAAATGGTTTCGTTACCAGTTGCCCCCAACAAAGCGATCAATTATATGTCATGGGTGAAGGGCAGTCTATCAAGCCATCTGATATTATTAATAGTGAAGGTTTTAAGAAGCACAGAAAAGAAATGATGGAAGGTACTTGGAGTACTGGCTGTCATTTGTGCAAAGACGTTGAAGCTGACAACGCTGGCCCTAGTATGCGAATGGATTATCCTGTTGATACTAGTAATTATAATACAGAAACCGGAGAAATTAGTTTTGCCTCAGTAAAACATATTGAATTAAGATTTAGTAATGCTTGTAACATGGCTTGTTTACATTGCAGTGATGTTTATTCTAGCGGCTGGATGAGTAAATTAAAATATTATCAAGCAGATCAAGAAGACAGAGATCATGGCTTAATTCAATTGACAAGACGTATGCACAGAGCCAGTGACACTGATACATTATCAATCGACCTTGACATTGATAATATGACTGAAATTGTCAATGATATCAATGCTAACTTTCCTAACATTGAAAAGGTAGACTTTGCAGGCGGTGAAGTATTGTATCAAAAACAATTCTTCCCATGCTTAGAATTGTTGGCTAAACACCCTAATAAAGATAATATGACCATCTGCTTTCATAGCAACTTTAACGCTAAGGCAGACATGGGTAGACTATATGAATTGTTATTGCCATTTGGCGGCATGCCTAGCTACAGAGATCCTGGGGCACGAGCTCGAACAACAATTATGATGAGCTTAGATTCTGGTAAAAATATATATCCTTATTTTAGAACAGGAGACTGGGAAGTACTAAAGAAAAATGTTGAAACTTTTAAACAACACGACAAAGATAAAAAGTTCGATTTGTTTGTTGTTTGTACAACCAGTGCTTATCA